TTATTGAGGCGTTTGTAGACGGCACCCCCGGCGCTAACGACATGCCGGGCAGATTAGTGTTCTCCACTACTGCCGACGGAGCGAGCAGCCCGACGGAGCGGATGAGGATGAATAGTGTTGGCAAAGTCATCGTCAATGATACGGCTGCCATCTTGGATGCCACTTTCTCAATCCTGGCGCAGTCTGGAAACAACGCTATCGCGCTCAAGTCAAACGCTTCAACAACGTTCGCCATTCTTAATATCTGGGGCAACGAAACCTCTGGAAATCAGATCTTTTTTAGGTTCGCCACAGACTCAAATGCCGAACGAGGAAGCATTACTTACAACCGTGGGGGCGGCGTTGTTGCGTACAACACCACTTCGGATTATCGGTCTAAGACTATTCTTGGCGAGGTTGAAGCCCCCGGAGATACCATTGACGCTCTAAAGGTCTACCGAGGCATCATGAACGGAGCGACCGTGGAGCGCCCAATGCTGATTGCACACGAGGCGCAGGAGGTTGCCCCTTACTGCGTCACAGGCGAAAAGGATGCCGTTGATGACGATAACAACCCGATTTACCAGCAAATGGATCATCAGGTGCTGGTGCCGCTGTTGATTGCTGAAATTCAGCAGCTTCGTGCTCGTGTTGCAGCCCTTGAGGCCGCCTAGACCTACTCACTAATCCCTTTCTCAAGAGCCTGCCAACGCGGTGGGCTCTTTTTCTTTATCCATAATTAACCATGTCTACCACTTTTACTTGGAACGTTGCAAACCTTGATCGTACTCTTGCTACCGGAGAAGTCACCGTAGTTCACTATACCGTGACTGCTAAAGATGACGCCTATAGCTCCGGTGCATATGGTTCTCTTGGTCTTGATCCTGCTGAACCTGACTCGATGGTTCCGTTTGCAGATCTTGACGAATTCACCGTTGCTAGCTGGGTAGCTAACAAGCTTGGCCCTGAAAAGGTGCAAGAAATTCAAGAGGCCCTGCAACAACAACTCGACCTCCAGCGCACTCCTGTGACTGGTTCTGGAGTTCCCTGGAATACACAACCTACCGTCTGAGGTAAATCGTGATCACCATTCTTGGCATCAAGGTTTCGTATGAGACCCTTGCCTTCTTTGCTTTATTTATTGCTTCTGAATACCTTGGCATGACCAAGAAGCGTCGTGCCAACAGCGTTACCCAAGTCATCTCAATGGCGGCTGCATACTTCGGCAAGACCCGTACTGAAGACGACCAGATCCGCCGCTTCCGTCGTGCATTAAAGGGGAAGTAGTTCGATGGTACTGCTGCAAGTTAAGCAGTACTACCCCCAAACGGACAGTGCAACAGGTCACGGTGATCGGATGTGTTTCTCATCGACATGCGCGATGGCCATCAAGTATCTCCGTCCTGATGCGCTCAAAGGTAGTAATGCAGATGATGATTATCTGAGAACTGTTCTCAAATACGGTGATACAACCCAATCCACCAGTCAAATCAAAGCATGTCAGCAGTACGGTGTCTTTGCTTCTTTCTACCAAAAAGGAACCAGACAATCACTACTCACTGAACTAAAGGCTGGTTATCCAGTCGCTGCTGGCATCCTCCACAAAGGTCACGTTTCCAATCCCGTTGGTGGTGGCCATTGGATGCTGTTGATTGGTGATGACGGAGAACACGGCATCTTCCACGATCCATACGGTGAGATGGATAACGTTAACGGTGGATACGTCAAAGTTGGCTCTGGTGGTAAGGAAGTTAAATACTCTTGGAAGAACTGGTTACAGCGTTGGGAAGTTGAAGGTAAAGGTACTGGTTGGTACATGACCTTCCGCCCCGTTCAACAGACACGCCCCCTAATTACCTACGACAACACCTGGGAAGGCGTCAAAGCTGCTGCATCTGCTGCGGGCTGCAAACATCCCTCCGTTGTGGCTGCTCAATGGGCCTTAGAGAGCGGCTACGGGAAGCACACCTCTGGCAAACACAACTACTTCGGTATCAAAGGAACTGAAGGCCAAGGTACGCTCAAACGTACCACTGAATTTGTCGGTGGTATGGAGATAAAAACAGATGCTTGGTTCAAAGACTATCCATCACTCTTTGAATGTGTCCAAGATCTCGTCAACAAGTGGTACAGAGACTACAAGAACTACAAAGGTGTCAACCGTGCAGCCTCTGCTGAGGAATGTGCTCGCCTTCTTGTCGTCGAGAAATACGCCACTGATCCCGCTTATGCGGACAAACTAATACGTATTTTGCGGGAACATGATTGAAGCCGCCGTATCTGCTGCTATCGCTGTAATGACAGCCATGGTAGCCCTTACCACACGACTCAACAACAAGATCGTAGAAGTTGATTCACGGATCGACAAAGTAGAGCTCAGGGTTGCTGAGAACTACGTTCAAAAACAAGAGCTTTCAACAGCTCTTCAGAAGATGGAGGATCACATGATCCGCATCGAGAATAAGCTCGACCAGATTGTTTTACGAAATGGCTAAACAAGTAAAGGCTACAGAAGATACCTTTAACGAACTCCATAACCTTGTCACTGCAGAACTCATCAGCCGTATCAAATCCGGTGAGGCATCCACTGCGGATCTAAAGGCAGCCTGTGATTGGCTTGCAAAGAATGACATTACTGGTGTTGCAATGGAAGGTTCCCCTCTTGATCAACTTGTAAACATCCTCCCCAAGGTTGATCCAGAACTCGTACGGAGTCGGCTAAATGGCACGCGACTGGAAAAAAGAGTATAAGGCCCGTGCTGAATATCTAAAGTCATACCGTCGTGAGCATCGCAAAGAAGATGCTGCACGAGCAAGAGCACGTCGCTCAATGGGTGATATTCCTAGTGGTTATGAAGTCGACCACAAGGATAACAACCCAATGAATAATTCACGTGAGAACCTGAAGATCGTTCCACGTAAAGCTAACCGTGCAAAGGGAGCACGTAAGACGAACGCTAAACGGTAATGACTACAAAACCCTGCAGGCAGTGCGGGGTTGAGAAGAGTCTATCGCAATTTAGATCCAGTAATACCAAGCATGGGTATTATCAGACCTGCAAAGAGTGTTGCAAGGCTAAGGCATCACCCGAGCAGATTGCCTTTTACTACTGGAAATCTAAGCTAAAGAAAGTATACAATCTTACTCCAGATCAGTACTATTCCATGCTGAAAGATCAGGGCGGTGGTTGCGCTATTTGCGGTACAACCAATCCTGGAGCAAAAAAGTCGTACTTCTGTGTAGATCACTGCCATCATACCGGAACGGTTCGTGGCCTTCTGTGTACATCTTGCAACATCGGAATAGGTAATCTTAAGGATTCAAGAATGTTACTGCAAAACGCTCTCAAGTATCTAGATGGAAAACCCACAAGTGATGATGCAAACCCTTCAAGCACTTCGCTCCAGCGAGGCAAAGAGAATGTGGAGGGATTGGATTTATGAGCGAGATAACTTTCAATGCGTCTACTGCGGCTCTTCAGACAACCTCACTATTGACCACTGTCGCCCAAAATCAAAGGGGGGGCAAACACTCTCTTCAAATTGCGTTACCGCCTGTCGTTCCTGTAATCAGAGTAAAGGCAGTAGTAACTGGCTCCAATGGATGAGAGCCACCTTCGGTGAAAACCCCAACAAAGAACAGCTTATTCTCTCTTGGATTAATTAACTATGGCAACTCGTAAGAACAACTGGCTAAATGCCAAACCTGTAACCAAAGCTGGTGGTAAATCTGGTGGTGCTCGAAACCCCGCTAAGCCTTATAACAAACCTGCCTCGACTTCTGGCACGCCTAAAGTCAAGACTAAGACTCAGAAGCTCCAACAAGCAGCTAAGACGAAGCCGTCTTCTCCTGCACCCAAGCAGGTTATTAAGAAGCCAGTTACCCGTACTGGTCCTGTGAAAGGCCCGGTGCCTCCGAAGGGTTACTCTGCAGGTGCTGCAGGGATGCCTAATTCAGCTAAAGCTAAAGCAAATCTTCCAAAGGCCGGTGCTCGTGCTGAACGCACGGCAACTCGTGCCACGCAACTGATCAAAGATGCACGAGCTAAAGCTGCATCTACACCTAAGCCCTCCCCAGCTTCTGGTGCTGCCAGTGCTGCTACTAAAGCCGCCGGCATGGGTGGCCGCATGCTTGGTGCTTTTGGTACAGCACTAGCTATTCCCGCTGCCATCAAAAACATTGCTGATGTAGCTGAGCGCAACCGTCAATGGGACGCTTACAAGGAGCGTATGGGTATGAATAAGCCCACACCCACCACCAAGCCGTCCTCCACCACTGCTGGGCGTCGTACTGGTACTAACAATCGCAATGCGAACCTTTCAGTACCTACTAGCCCCGCTGGCACTCGTGCTGGTGCTGCTGCTGGCACACGTACTCGTTCTCGTACCACAACTCAGCCTACTGCTGGAAAGGATTGGCGTTCTCGGGTTAGCAATTCTGATGTAAATGCTCTGCGTCAAGGGCAGAATGATGCTATTCGCAGTTACGGTAATAAGCCTGCTTCTGCTTCTAAGCCCACTAAGCCCGCTCCTACCCAATCCGGGGGTGCTTCCACTCAATCTCGGAGTAGCGGTGGTGGTGGATCGTCTCGTCCTGCAGCACCACGCCCTCAGTCTGGTCCTACCTCCAATGCAGGTATGAAGAACCAGGACAAGAACTTTAAGGGTAACGTCTTTGAAAAGACCTTTGGTTACAAGCCTGGTCAAGCCCCTGACCAACAGAAGGCTCGCTTTAAGAGCGTAGACAATAAGTTCGGTCAAGACTCCGGCTACGAAACCAAGACCAAGGTTGACGGCAGCAAGTATGCCGACAAAAAACCTGACATGAAGAAGGTCAAAGAGTATGACCGTCTTCGTCGTAAGTACTACGACTGATTCATAACACTCGCTGAGAGGCCCCCTAGTGCTCGCTAGAGCGACCTAGAAGCCCCTAGAAGGCCTCTCTTTTTCTATTTAGGTATATACACCCCAAATAATGAAAAATCTCCGTACAGCGCCTTCTAGCGCCAGTAACTCCATGAAGATTGCTGGCTATCTAACTGACTCTGATCGTCAGATCCTCAAGGATCACGCTGAAACACTACGCCGTCAAGGTACTAAAGCTGCAGCCAAAGAGCTTGAACGAATGAACAAGATGTATTCCCAATACGGAATGTCTTTTGGTAAACTTAAAGGTGTGTAATGAATGTTCTTGACGCGCTCAAGGATGACTTCAAGCTGTTTCTGCAAGCACTGTGGCAGCAGCTTGATTTACCTTCCCCTACACGAGCACAATACGCTATTGCAGATTACCTCCAACTAGGCCCCAAACGACTACAGATCCAAGCCTTTCGTGGTGTCGGCAAGAGCTGGATTACTGGTGCCTTTGTGTTGTGGACTTTGTTCAACAACCCAGAAAAGAAGATCATGATCATCTCCGCTTCAAAGGAGCGTGCAGATAACATGTCCATCTTTCTTCAGAAGCTGATCATTGAAACCCCGTGGCTAAGTCATCTAAGACCGAAGTCGGATGATGCTCGGTGGTCTCGCATTAGCTTTGACGTTAATTGTTCTCCTCACCAAGCACCCTCAGTCAAGTCAGTTGGAATCACAGGTCAGCTAACAGGTAGCCGTGCAGACCTGATGATTCTTGATGACATCGAAGTTCCTGGTAACTCGATGACCGAGATGATGCGGGAGAAGCTCTTGCAGCTCTGTACAGAAGCGGAGTCCATCCTCACACCGAAGAAGGACAGCCGCATTATGTACCTAGGGACACCCCAAACTACCTTCACCATCTACCGCAAGCTAGCCGAACGTAACTACCGACCATTTGTCTGGCCTGCTCGCTACCCCCGTAAAGACAAGCTGAGTCAATACGAGAACCTGCTAGCACCGCAGATCGTAGAAGACATTGAGATGGGCTCTGAGGAGTGGTCACCAACTGACCCTGACCGTTTCCAATCGGATGACCTGTTGGAACGGGAAGCAGCCATGGGTCGTAGCAACTTCATGTTGCAGTTCATGCTTGATACCACCCTTAGTGATGCTGAGAAGTTCCCACTTAAGTTCAGCGATCTCATTGTTACCTCCGTCAACCCAAAACAAGCACCCGATGCTGTGGTGTGGTGTTCTGATCCCAGGAATGTTCTCAAAGATCTCCCCACCGTAGGACTGCCTGGAGATTACTTCTACTCACCCATGCAACTTCAGGGTGACTGGAGTGACTACACCGAGACGATCTGCTCTGTAGACCCATCTGGTCGTGGTAGTGACGAAACCGCTGCAACCTATATCTCTCAAAAGAATGGCTTTCTCTACGTTCACGAAGTACGAGCGTATCGCGACGGTTATAGCGACAATACACTTCTTGACATCCTTCGTGGGTGTAAGCGGTACAATGTTACTAAACTCCTTATCGAAACCAACTTCGGTGACGGTATCGTCGCAGAACTGTTCAAAAAACACCTTCAACAAACCAAACAACCCATAGACGTAGAAGAAGTCAGAGCCAATGTCCGTAAAGAAGATCGGATTATTGACGCTCTAGAACCCGTCATGAACCAACACCGCCTCATCGTTGACCGTGGGGTGGTGGAGTGGGATTACAACTCCAATAAAGACGCACCACCAGAAGAACGACTCCTGTACATGCTCTTCTACCAGATGAGCCGCATGTGCCGGGAGAAGGGGGCCGTCAAACATGACGACAGATTGGACTCCCTAGCCCAAGGGGTGAAGTACTTCACGGATGCCATGTCCATCAGCGCCTACGAGGCCGTTAAGGCCCGTAGACAGGAAGACTGGCAGGATCTCCTGGAAACCTTCCTAGATGACCCTCAGAGCGCCACAGATCACCTTGTCTTTGGGATGAGTCTGGAGCAACGAAAAGCTGCTAGAGGGG